TCCGGGCGTCCGAACTTGGACACCCGGTTCCCAGCGCCTCTCCCGTAGTCCTGCATATACAGGCTGGTGTAGTCCGGCTGAACAACCGCCCGCTCATAGACCCTGAGCTCGTCAATGCTGCGGATGTGCTTCCAGTCCACCGGCTCCTCCAGGCCCCGCCCATCGTCAATCAGCATGACGATGATGGCGCCGCCGTAGAGCCGCGACCACTTGATGGCGGTGGCTGCCTTCTCCTCCCACTCCAAGGCGTCCAGGGAATCCTCCACGAAGGCATCCAGCTCCTCGCTGTTCAACCCCAGGTCGAAGCCATGCTTCAGGGCCTCCTCCGCCGGGGCGTCGATGATTTTTGCGAACAGGCCGTTGCCCTCGTACAGCCCGGTGAGCTGCATATCTGGGATGATGGGTTCTCGCTCGAAGCTGTACGCTTCCGAGCTGTCCTGTTGGGTGCCGTACTTGTTCAGCAGGTTGACGTAGCCGTCCTCCCGGTGCGGCCGCACAGCCTTCCCTTCTTTCCTCAGAAGGATTTGGCGGCCACGCTCGTTCAGCAGGTGCCGCTCCAGCTCGCTTTGAGGTGTACGCATACTCTTCACTCCTTCCGTTATGAAATCAGGGACCTAATATCGAACGCGCTGCTCTCGTTGTAGTAGGCGTTGGCCTGCGAATAACAGTCCACTTGGTCATCGTGGGCGCCGCTGGGGAAGGATGCCATTTCCTCCACCCAGTCACCCACCCAGGGGGCCACGCTCGACGCCGGGATGTAGATGTTCCCGGCCTCAGCCACAGCCGTGGTCGCATGGGCACGGACTACCTTACCGCCGAACGGCTCCACAGGCACGATGCCGGGGATTTCTTTCCGCAGCACGTCGATGACTGCGGTGCCGTTGGCCTTGTCTTCTACCAGCTTTCTGGAGGTCTGAGGCCACTTGGCGGACAGGTCTCGCATGGCGTTCAGCGTTTCCGTGAAGGTCATGCGGCCGCGCACCTGGTCGATGAGGTAGCGGTCCGCACCCTTGCGGGCCCACACTTGGCCGACCACATAGTCGGAGCTGTCCTTGTCCTTGAAGGTACAGTCCCACGACTGGATGAAGTCGAAGAGGCCGGAGGGCAGGACCTCCCAGCGTTTCCACCACTCCCGCTTGAACATACCGCCGGAGCTGGGCGTCGGTGTCTGCATATACAGTGAGGACCAGGCGTAGGTTCCCACCGTTTCCTTCTGCTGAGCTGCCCACAGCTCATCGTAGCCGCCGGCGGGCCACAGGGCCTCCCCTTCCTTCCGACCGAGCGGATCATTCGCCGGGTCTTCGCAGATGGCAGGCAGCGAGATGATTTTCCAGTCCTCCACCTTCCCGTACTCAGGGTTCAGGAGGCGGGCGGCCAGGTCGTCTTCATGCCACCGGGTCAGGATGATGATGACCGAGCCGCCAGCGTGAAGACGGGTGCTGACGGTGGACTGGTACTCTGACCACAGGTTCTCGCGGTAGGTCAGCGACTCAGCCTCCTGGCGGTTCTTGATGGGGTCGTCTACTATCAGCAGGTCGGCGCCGTAGCCGGTGATGGAGCCGCCGATGCCGACGGAAATCATGCCCCCGGTGTCGTTGTCCAGGTTCCAGTTGGTCTTGGTCGCCTGAGCCGATGATGTGGCGTGGCCGAAGAGAAGAGGCCCGTATTCCTCAACCTTTTCGCGGTTGCGCTTGCCGAACTGCTGGGCCAGCTCACCGCTGTAACTGATCTCGATGACGCGCTTGCCGGGGTTCCGGCCGAGGTAGTAGGATGGGAAAGTCTCAGTGACCGTCATCGACTTACCGTGGCGGGGCGGCATGAATATCATCAGCCGCTTCGTCTTCCCGGACATGATGTTCTCCAGCTCTCGACACACGGGGTCGAGGTGTCTGGCTCGTTTCCACCTGCCCGCGTGAACAAGCTGGACGTAATCTGCGTAGTACCTTCTCGCCAGCTCATACCGCGCTTCGGCGGCGATTGACTTCTTCAGGGCTGGCGTTATGGAGCGGCTACTCCTCGCCATCCTGCTCCCCGTCCATCCGGGCCAGGGCGCGGAGCTCCTCCTCGGTCAAGTTCTCCATGGGTGAAGTCCTCACGGCTCCTCCCAGGGTGACTTCCTGACGCTGAGAGAACTCCCCCTTGCTCCGGTTATTGAGCCAGTACATACACGCCATCGTATCCGGCGCGATATGCTTCGTGGTCACGCGGGTCTTCTCCACCCGCTGTCTGCCCGTGGCCGGGTCGGTGGTGATGATTTGCTCAACATCCTTCGCGTCATAGCCAACGGCACGTTGGAAAAGGCTGTGCTTCACCTGGGCATCCGCCACGTCCTTCCCCGGACCGAGGGCCTCAGCGAAGGACTTATGCTCCTTCTTCCACCTGTGGAGGGTGCGGACAGAGATGCCGAAGGCGGCGGCGATGTCTTCATCCGTGGCCCCTTTCAGGGCCAGTGACCACGCCCATCGGTCGTGGTACTTCGCGTTGTATGAGCTAAGAGCCGGCATATCACTCGCCTCCCAGATAGTCAGCGCAGAGATACTCCAGACCCTCCCACAGATTCTTGTTCGTGATATCTCCGTGGCCGACCATACGGTCCAGAGCCTTCTTGATGACCTTCGCGCTACCCACCGGGATTTTGCTACGACCGAGCACCGTGGCAAGCGGGACCCACATGGAGTTGTCGTTCTTCGGGTCGCTTCCCATCCATCCCTCGGCGAGCTGGTCCAGGTTATCCTCGAACACCCGGAAGATGAGTTGCATAGCCGCGGACACGTTCTTCACGTTGTAGGCTGAGGAAGCGATCTCCTGAGCGTCCAGCCACTTCTCATACTCACTATCCGTCGCCAGCCAGACGGCGCTCCCGGTCTTCACCGCGTCCCTGGCCTTGTCGATGACCCGCTGGGCCTCCTTCAACTCATCCGGCAGGTACACAATGCTCAGGACCTGGAACTCCAGGTTGGCCTCGCTCATGGCCTGAGAGCTTGCCTTGTCCAGCAGCCCCAGCGTCTTATCATCGAGGCCGCTGTACTCCTTCAGGTCGATGTCCAAAATCTTGTCGTACAGCTTCTTCAGGATATCCGGGTCGTCCTGCCCCACAATGGCGTTGTGGGAGAGCTGGATGGCGATGCGCTGCTCCTCCGACATCTCATCGTCGGTAACGATGCAGGGGATTTTCTCCAGACCGGCGGAACCCGCAGCCTGGACCCGATGGTTACCAGACAGCACCTCATACTTCCCGTCTACGGGGTCCAGGGCGGCGAAGGGGGCCGAGGTGAGCTGCCCGTCTTTCTTGACGTTCGCCACCAGGCGTTGGAACTCCTCATGCCGCATAAAGCGAGCGTTCATCTTCAGCAGCTTCAGCTCGCGGGGGTCAATCTCGATGATGCGTGTGTTAATCATGTCAGCTCCTCCTTCTACCGCTTCTGCGAGTGCTTCTTCTTCCAGAGGGCCAGCCCCTCCTTCAGCGTCCACTGGCCCATAGGGGCGCCGTAGTTGATTTCATACGGCTGCATATAGTACGCATTGGCCGGGTCGATGTCCTTCGCCCAGTCAGCCTTCTGGAGAGAATCATTGTGCTTCCGGTTCAGCACCTTGAACAGCCCGCGGTACTTCATGCTCTCCGGGTTCTTGCTGAAGGCCGTGGTGACCAGGGACGCGGCCCTCTTCTTCGTGATACGCTCCGCGATCCGCTTGCTCTCCTTCGAGAGCGCGGCATACAGCACCAGCTTCGCCAGGTGCTTGTAGTCGGTGGGCTCGACCGGGAAGTCAGACAGCAGGTAGACCGTCGGCGTCTCGATGTGCTTATCCCACTGAGCCACAGAGGGCGCAGCGGAGAAGGCATACACACCGATGAGATAGCCGTCCACCACCACGCCGATGGCAAGGGTGGCGGAGCCTGGGCGGATGTTGATGTTCATGTACTGGCTCCGCAGCGTCTGGAAGGCGTCGTTCGACAGCTCGAAGAGCCGGATGTCGTCGCCCATCTCCATCCCCTGCCCAAACTTCCTGATGTTGGCCTGGGTCGTAGACTGGAGCGGTGTGACGATCTGGGGCCGGCCTGAGCTCGCGTACAGGTAGATGGGGATGCCCCGGTTGGTCGTCTTCGTCATCCCTTTCAGGTGCTCACCGAACTCCTCCCCAGGCAGCCGCATATCTGTACCGAAGCACCACTCCTTCTTCGTCATTATCTGGCGGAAGTAGTCTATCAGCGACTCCTCATCGAAGAAGCCGTACTCCGGGGGCGTGAACTTGAACAGCTTCTCCAGCTTGGCGAAGTCCTTCACGAAAGCCTTGCCCGCCTTCTTGAATGGCGGGAATGAGATGAAGCCGGCGTCGGCCGGGGCCTGCTTCACGAACTCGGCCGCGTCCCCATTGAAATAGCTGGCGATGGTCAGGGTGTTCGCGCTGACCTTCGCCACGGTCTTTTCGTGCATGGCCGGGAACTGGCGGACACTCTCTTCCAGCATCATCTTGTAGTAGGGGTGGTCCCCCTTGTCCGTGTAGGCCACGATGCGCGACATCAGCAGCATGGTCGCCAGTCGGTCCGTGTCTGTCTTCATGTACTCAGGGAGCCAGGGGAACATGGCCTCCCCCTCCTCGGACAGCTCTAATGGAACGTGCTCCCGCATGAAGTGAGCTCCCAGGCAGAGCGAGTACATCGTCACGTCGTTGCTGTGCAGGCGGAACTTGTTCAGGGGACCGATGAACTTCTCCAACGTGAAGTTGCCGGAGCAACCGACATAGATGTCGGTCACATCCCACGCCTTCACAATCTTGTTCATTATGGCCTGAGCTTCCGCCGGTACTGAGCCGTAGAACATAAGCTACCCTCCTCGAAGTTATAGCAAAAGAGCGGCTGCTCATCGCAACCGCTCTCTCGCCTGTTAGTATGGAGCGAAGTGCAGGGTTCGGACCTGCGTCTCCGGGCGGGAAGCTCGGCGTCCTCCGTTGGACTAACTTCGCATGAGGGCCTTGGTTGGGCCCTGTATCCGCTTAGAACAGCGCGAGCTGCTCCATTTGGAAAGTGGTAGGGGGTGCCTGCGGACACCGCTTAGACGAGCCCTGACGGGCTTGTGACGGGTCCGGCGTCGGGTCGAAGAGTTCCGGGATAGCTTCCCCCGTGTTCTTCTGCCACCAGTCAGCGAACGTGCGCCGGTGGCACCAGTCGTCGGGCTTGCGGATGTCCTCGTAGCAGAGCAACACAACATCTTTGCCGAGCTGCTCAAACCGCTGGAGCTGGGCCAGTATCCTGCGGGTCCCCTTCTGGTTCAGTCTGGCGAAGTACGCTCTCTCGAAGTCCTCGTACTGCTCAAACTTGTTCAGGAGGCCGAACGGCATCAGGTCCGTCAACTCGGCGTCCAGGTGGTAGCCCAGGGGCCACTTCGGGGTTCCCAGCGAGATGCGGACCGTCGTGTACTTGCCGCTTCTCAGCTCCGGGTTGCTATATCTGCTGGTATAAACCATCTTGCTCACTCCTTCGTCACCGCTGCGGTAATGGGTGGTTCATACTTTCATTCTACCCATTGTGACGGCCTTGTCAAGTCAAAAACACTTGATTTTCAAGGGTTTTCGCGGCCTTCTCGGAGTGAGGCGGCGGAGGCGTCCGGCCCTCTTTTTAGGGGTGACACATCCAGCCTTTGCTCCTACAACTTACCACAGCGGTTATTCTATTGTCAATGAAGACTTTTTGAAACGTCTGTCGGTTTCAGCCCGTCGATGCCGAAAATCCTGGGCGTCAGGGCGGTTATGCCCTCGTTCATGTCATTGTAGACGGTGCGGACATCGACGTGCTCAGCCTCTGCAATCTGTTGGGCGGTCCATACTTCATCGTCGATGAACATACGGAATATCGTGCTGTACCGGCGAGCATCTTCAGGCTTTCCGGTCCGTTTACAGTGTTTCGCATAGCTGTCGAGCGCGGCCCGGATGTGTTCCATGATGATTTTGGTCCTTCCGGCACTCTTCTTGATGCTCTCTACGCGAAGCTCATCCACTGAGGGCTGGTCGAACATGGTGACCAGAATCTCGTAAGCGTCGTCGCTGCACTGGGAGGCTTCGTAGATGGAGCTGCTTTCCATCTCAGCGAACGCTCTGAAGTTCTTCAGCAGGAGTTTGGTATTCGCAAAGCGCCGGTCATATCTTGCCTTGCGCTCCTCAACCTCTTTCTGCCTCAGACGATCCAGGGTCATATCGACGATTCTCTGGATGTGCTCATCGCTGAGCCTTCCTTGTTTTCCTCCTGCCATGGCTTCCTCCTTACTGGCCCCCGCCCCCTCCCCCTTCGGGGGAAGGGGCGGATGGCCGGGTTACTTCTTCTCTTCCCTGGCTTCGACGGCTCTTGCGGCCGCAGCTTGAAGCAGGGCCATCATTTCATCCAGACGGACCGATACCATCAGGGGTTTCTCGCTCCTCAGCGAGATAGACACCACGCCGGTCTCATAACTGGCCGTCATCCGGCACTTGGCGAGGCCGCTGCCGGCGATGCCCTGCACTCTCC